ATAAATTTCTTTAAATCGCCCTGCCCGCCACCACCTTTAAACGAAATAGCATAAGCTGATAACTCTGCCGGGACCTGTACCCTTGTTTTTGTACCCCACTCCATATAAGCTGAATACTCTGCATTGCTGGTAACCTCAGATACCAATGGCTGTAAATGTTTCGCATCAATCCCGCCGGCCAAAAACCCTACATCTTTTGGCGCATCACGTTTCGCAAAACCAGCCCATTCCTCCGCCGCATATCTTACCTCCCCGCCGATCTCTGACTCCAGTATCTTCGGCATATTAGCCAGCTTCGCCTCAAACTCTTTAAACCCGGTTAATGTTATTGTGGTTGGCATTAATTACTTTGCGCTGTTATCCGAAATTCGTACAAATGTTTTTTCTGGTCAATCAACTTTGAATCTGAAAAAGTATAAGTCAATCCGTTAATCACAATCTTTGTATCGCTCCTCAAAGCATTAAATAAGGCCGTCTGGAATCTCACTATCAGCGTCTGATTAACATTGTCAATACCGGCGCCGAAACTTAATGACCGGCTTCCTGAAGTGTCTAATAACTGGCCCCTGGTTGTGCATAAAGTTGTATAAGAATCTGTAAAGCCCCCACCCGCCGCCGGAACCGGGGTATTCTGAAGGAACACCACAACCTCCCTCATATTACCTATTGATCGTTTTGCCATTATTGCCAGAGTTTTCTGAGGTACGGCTCGGCATAAACCAGCGCCGCTTCACATATCTTCTCATCCTTCTCCTCCCCTCTATGCTCGTAAAGCCACACTATCTGAACCAATACCGCCTGTTTTAAATCATTCGGCACCGGTGAATAACCAGTTGTGTAAATTAATTTGTACCGATTGCCCGGCCCCCTAAAATCATTCCCAGTGTAAGGAACCGAAGGATTGAAAGCCCCCATATCTGAAGGCCTGAAACTTAAAAACTCCACACCGTCTGAACTCCACCCTGCCGTCTGTGTGGCGTAAGTAGCCGGACCGCTTCCCTCTGTCCCGGTTCTGGTTTGTACCCCTGTAATGGCCGTAACTGGGCCATAAGGTAATTCCCACTCGTTATAAAGATCAGCGATCATCGTAACCGTCTGGGCAACGATTGAAACATTACAATAGTTTTCAATCATCTTCCTGGCTTTTGTGATCAGCGCCGTTATTAAAGTATCATCATCGGAGTAAGTTACAACGGCCTGTAATTTCGCCTCGGCCAAAGTACAGGGTTCTGTAGGGGAAGATTCTGTACGTTTAATATCAATTATATTATTTCGCATAAACGCAATTAATTAAAAACTGTTCTAACCCTTCAAGCTCTTTCTGCGGATCGTTTTTCACTGCCTGTTGTTTGCAAAGTAACGAATATTTCTCGTAATTATTCTCATTGTCTAAACTCCTGATGGCATCTACCCAATCCTCCACCGTTCCCACATTTACTTGCGCCTCGCCGGGTTCATACACCTTTAAAGGCTTGCCAACGTACAAAGCCGCCTCCCCACAGTTCTCTTTTAAGCCGGGAGTGGGTGTGCAGATTACCGGGATCCCCGAACACATGGCCTCCGCTGCTGTCCGGCCAAAACTTTCGTAATCCGATGGCATTAATAAAACCCTTGTCCTTCTGTAGGTAGAAAGTATATCAGGAGTGTTCGCAACCAAAGTAAAATTTGGTAACTGGATAAGATTGTTTATAATTTCAATCTGAGCCATCTTTAGCGGCCCCTGGTTATCGTAGGAACCAACCACACCCAAAAACTTTTTATCCGGCATGGCTTTGGCAATCTGATAAAATAAATACCCTCCCTTCCTTTCGTTCAAACTGATTAAAGTAATAAACTCTTTTGTTGATTCTACCTTGTAACCGTTCACATCACATGGCGGGTGAAGCACATACCCCGGAATTTTGTAGCCAATCTTATCGGCGATCCATTGACTGTTATACACCGCACTAACATTCCCGAAGTTATTTAATATTGAACTGTACGGTATGTCATTATGAACAAAATGCACCAGCGGCCGCTTTGCTGTCTTTGCCATTAAGATAGTGTACTGTGTCATATCCAAATGGGTTAATATAAGATCAGCCCACCGGTAAGCATCCACCACGCCGGTAGCCGGGAAAACCTCCACCCCTTCATATTCATATCTATTGCCTTTAAAATAATGAAGTATAACCCTGCACTCGTGTCCTTTTTTAATTAAGAATTGGTTTATATTATGTGCCATCCATTCGCTACCGCAGTTATGAACTGGTGGGTATAAATGTATTGACCAAAGTATTCTCATATCACTATTGCATTTTCCGGGTAACAATCATTTCCTGTCATTCCCCCCGCCTGGGTGCCAAACCAAAGTGAAGGGCAAACTATTATTTTTTCAGGGTGTTCACCAAGTAAAGCCGCCATTAAAGAATAAGATGAATTTGAGGTTATAAAACTCTTACACCTTTTCATCAGCCGGAAGTCCTCAATATAATTACCCTCGGCATATTCAATACCCTCAAATCTTTTCGCTGCCGCCTCCCTGTCATCAGTAAAGATTAAAAACTTTTCGCCAGGGAATAAAGCCATAGCCTTATCGTAGTATTCCTTCGTACATTGAGGATGGTAATTATCGGCCCCCTCGTAATAATCTTTTCCCCTCAAATGAATGGCAATAAATTCATTTTGTTCCGGTTCATCTTTCATCCTGAAATAATACCTGATCGCATCCATGCAATGTGCAAAGTACCTCGGTGCCTGGAAATGTCCCACCAGAGAATGATTATCCGGTATATCGAATCCGTGATACCCCCAATGGATAAACATCTCAGGGAACCGTTCTAAATCATCAGCATAAGGAAGTTCATTAACAAAATACTTTTGCACATCAATCTCCTCCGTTTCTGAAAAGTTCCGGTGATCATGATTTACCCACTTGGGGAACGCATAGGAATAACCATTTTTAGTAGCTATTCCTATCGTTCCGGCGATTTGAAAAAGGCCGTTAGCAAATCGGCCATAGCGGCCTAATTGTCGAAATGTAATCATAGGTACGGATTATTTATAACCGAAGGTTAGAAAACTTATTCTCAATATATTCCAGTTCGGTTATTCTCACTGAACCTGTTGCCACCGTCCTCGTTGCCATTCCTTCCCATTCTCTTATCAATACTTTGGTGTCAAGTATCTGCGGTTGCCCGTATCTGTTTATCATCCGGGCGTAAAAATCACAATCAAATAACCATTTAAGGTTTTCATCAAAAGTAAACTCATTTGCTTTCCACCCCACCGCTGAAGGGGAACCAAAAGTATTACAACCCCTTGCCAGTTCATATACATCTGCATTGAAATACGGAACATGGGGATTGCGGCCTCCCAGGTGTTCGGAAGTACACACCGCCCAGGGGCTTGAAATATTAGCAAACTTCTGTAAACAGTCAATATCATAAAACTGATCATCCTGAAACATGGGTTTAATTATTGAACCTTTGGCATGGATCAAAGCGTTATTCAGATTATAACAGGCTCCCTTGCTGCCGTTGTTCACAAAGTATTTTAAGTTTTCAAACCCAAAGCATAAGTCCTGCAGCGACCTATCCGGGCTTTCATCTGAAACGATTATCTCGTAATCTTTATACGTTTGCTTTTGGATTGAGTAAAGCAAATCCATCAGCATCTTGTCGGCCACTCCGGCCATTTCATATACAGGTATGACTATACTAATCATATACATTCGGGTTACTTTGCAAATCCATCATTAAATGAGGCACAAACACCCACCGCCCCGGTATATTCATTTCATTCTTACCGGGAACTATTATTAGTGCCATCCAATATTGAAACTCTTTAAACGAAATTATATGCCTGTAAACCTTCTGCACTTCAGCATATTTATGCGCTTTCAAATAGTTTATCAGAGTATGTGGATTTTTACCCCAATCAATATTCCCTATCCTGACTATCGTATAAGAATTAAAATGATTCCTTACCGTGTTCTCCATTATTCGCTTATGCCTTGCATACTCGGTCTTTGAGTAGTAGATACAAAGGCTGCTGAAATATACAAGGTGCTTATCCTTTGGCTGGCTCATTAGTAGCTGCAGTTCCCTTTGGTAAGGTTCCGGGTCGGTAGTATTACTGTCAGATACCCCACTGGCAAAGAAGGTTACATCTTCCCTGTCATGTAGTGCTGTTGCTATATCGCCGTGTCCGAGAATCATAAATAATACTTTTTCCAATATAATTTATCGCCCCTTTTAAACCTTCTCCAATATTTATTCGGGTTTGGGGTGTTGTCGTAAGTAGTTTTTTTTTGCCGTTCCTCAATAATAGCATCTTTTTCCACTTCCCCCACAGGTTCAATTTTAGCCACTACCTGTAAATCCTTAAACTGTTCCACGCTTCCTTCATACACTACCGGCTTTTCAAATTGCTGAATCTCTTTTTTTGTATAGCCCCAATGCTTACCGAATAACCAATTTAAAAATCGTTTAAGTATATTCATCGTTTCTTTTTCTGTGATGCAAAAACATCGAAGGGTATCTGTCCTCCGGCCACCTGTAACGCTGACTTTCAAACCAGCGGGCATCTGGCCACCAATGGGTCTTCAGGCTGTACTTAATTTGCAAGCAACATAAAATGGCCTGATCGTACCTATGCTGTGCAAACTCCGGATGATTCGGTATTACACCCGGTGAATCATCAATCATCCCCGGCATCTGGCACCACAGCAACCATTCCTTTACAAAGTTACGGCTGAATGGTGTAACCCTTATCCACATTGCGGAGGCTTGAACTTGTTGGGCCTGTAGATAGTTCGCCCACTTAACCGGCTCTCTATATTCGGCTTGGTTAATGGCGTCAATAACATCCATCTTACACCAATCCCGGTGCATTAACCCGTTTGTAAATAAAAAAATATCTTCGTCCATTGCATCAACAATACTTTGCAGCGGTGCGATAATCTCACACCCGGCATCAACATAGCAAACAATATCCCCGTCTGCCGAATCGTTCATTATCTTGTTTATAAAGTAAGGTTTCCAAAGCCAGAACCCCCCGCATGGCCTTGTTCCACTCTCGCAAAACTTTGCGTCCAGAATCGCTTTGTTGTTTGCGTAAAATTCTTTATCAATGTTATGCGGTTCAAATTCATAAACAATATCAGCCCCGAACTTCTTTGCAGTTTCAGCACATAACATACGGCTGCGGGACATTAACTCATTTGAGTATGTAGTAAATCTTATCATAATTTTTCTTTCATCCATTCATTGCCCTCTTTATGACAACCATACGCCACATCACAAAGCGAAACATCACTAAAGCCCGGAACCTGGTAGCATATCATCGGGTTCATAATATAAACTTCCTTATTCGGCATACCGTTAATTCTTAACCACTCATCATATACCGGGAATGTTTCAGGATCAAAATTATCCAACACCCACTTTGCCCCTTTATTACTGTAAACAATCGCATGGGTCATCCACGCATTGAACAACCTTGCTAAATTCTTAGTTGCCTTCATTGGCATCTGCCATACGTTTGTGTCATACCCTGTAAGGTTTGCCCCCAAATAAAATAAATCCCACTCCGCCGGTAACTGATGACTTGCCTCTTCAAGATACTTCCACCTGTTATCAAAAGCAATATCATCCTCATAAATACAGAACGGCTCCCCGGTTTCATATCCCTTCTTTATCGCATCATAATGAGCATGATTGAAACTGATGTACCGACGATCCCCTTCCTCTGCGTGGGTAATTATTCTCTCAACGTAATCAATCT